GCAGAACCTCATTGCTATAATATGGATGGAGCTAATTGGCTCAATGTTGTTGCCACCAAGATGAATGTTGCAGGTAAGGTTAAAGACGTGTTTGCTTATCAAGCCACTGCTTTAAATCCAGCTGAGGAACAAGCCATTTTAGGTTTGTTATTGGACATTGATTCCATTTCCCCCATTCATAGAAGTAGCTATGTAGAAAAGAAGGTCAACAAGTGTAGACAAGATCCTATTAAGTATACTTATATGGAGGAGATGAAGTATTATCTCACAAAATTAGCTGATGTATCAGCCCGTTTGAGTTATTGGATTTACGAAAAAGTGTGTAAATACGTTGGTAAACCATTGCTTAATGGAGCTTTGACGATGTTAGGTTTGTGTGGATTGTTTTTCACAGCTTCCGTTATAGGTTCGCTTCTTGCTCCTGATCCAGTTTCCTATAATCAACAAGGGAAAAGATCTATTATTCCTGGAGTTCCATCCCCTGGAAATCGGGGAACGATAATAAAAGTATCACAAGACAATTCTCTTCTCAATAAAACAACACGATCATGTATGAAGGCCAGAGTTGGAGAAAGATCGTTCCAGTTGATCTCATATACAGGTAATATTTTTATAGCGCCTGGACATGGATTGATAGGGACAGAGTTTCCAACAAGAATATCAGTAGCAGATCCATCTGTTTCATCTGACGTCAAGGAATTTGATTTATTAAAATCACAAGTTAAGTTTATTCCAGATTCGGACTATGCTTTGGTTCATTTACCTGGCGTTCGACCTGTTATAAATTTGCGTGATAAATGGATCAGTGAAAATGAATTGAGAAATGATATGTGTGAGATGAGATTTGCTAATGGCACAGTTATTTCAATCAGAGATAAAGCCAGAAATTTGAGCAGTTTTGATGGAGAAAGAAATTTTGTAGTACAAGAAGGAGAGCAATTATACACCCCTGTTGATACAAGATGTCATGGTGCCCATAAAGGTAGAGTTTTGGCTTTGCCTTACCAAACAATACATGGAGATTCAGGTTCTGTTGTATTACATCATAACAATCAGTTACCATCATCAGTACTTGGAATAGTTCATCAAAGTAATATTGTGACTCAAACTACTTATGTGGCCATACTATCAAGAGAAGAGATTGACAAACAGGTTAAGGCTTTTGATGAAAGAGATAGGATTGAAGTTTGTTTGAATGATGTTGAAGAGATTTGCGATCATCCATTGAAGAAAGTTTTTAAGCACAATCAAATATTGAAAGAATCTCCGTTCAAAAATTAGTCAGTTGACTCTGCTCCTGGGTTTAAGAGGACACCTTTGTGGTCTCTTTTTCCCGTAGACGTAGAACCAGCAGGTCAAAAAGCTGATGATCCTCGTTTTCCACCTGGATCAAGACATTTTTTGGAGGTATCATTGAATAAGTCAGCAGGAGTGAAATATGTAAAATTGACAGCATCTGAAGAAAAGTTTGGAGAACAATATTTGCGAGCAATTTATACGACTTTTATTCCTGAGGTTTTTGGTTCAAGAATCTTAACCACCTCACAAGCTATCACAGGAATAAGAATGCAAGGATCAACAAGTATAGATGTTAGCACGTGTGCTGGGCTTCCATATAAAGAAGAAAGAGGAGTTATTGGAAAAACTCCAATGATTAGATACAATGCAGAAGGAAAATATTGGCAAATTCAAGGAAGAGTTAATCATGACGTTGAATTTTATGAATCAAGCTACATTAATCTAAAGGTTCCCAGGAATTATAAGCTCGAATTTCGTAAACATGAGCTTGTAGGCCCTAACAAGATTCAGGAACCCAAAACAAGAACAGTAGGAGTAGGCAATTATATACATCAGATTGCTTATATGAAGTTGTTCAAGGATTTATTTACCCGAGTAAAGAACATATGGATGGAAGGTAGAACGTCTCCATTTGCTATGGGCATAAATCCTGAGGTACATTGGAATAATGTGGCTCGTCACTTGAGATATCATGATTATGTTATTGACTTTGATGTCAAGGCATGGGAAGAGAAGATGGATCAAAAATTGATGTATATACCCACGAAAGTAAGATTGGACATTTTGAAGGAGTCCTTGGAATTAGCAAATATTCCTTGGTCTGATGATTATGCGAAGATAGCCTATGGTCTAGTTGTTGATTACATTCATTCGGATGTTGTGTTCGAAGACATAGTTTATTCTAAGACAGCAGGTTTACTTTCAGGGCACCCAGGAACTTTCATGGAGAACTCGGAAGTTCACGAGATTATATTCGGAGTAGTATGTTGGAAAATTTTGAAGAAGTACGCCCCCACACTTGCAACGACTGACTACATAATTGCTAATTGTAGAAGTATAAAAGCCGCAGATGATATAGTTATCGCAATTTCT